CAAAGCAGGCTCAGATGGAGATTTACGAAGAATACTACAGCAGTTATAATAAGACAATTAATGCTGAGAATGCTCGCATATCAGGTACTGAGTATGCAGATATTGAGAACCCAATCGCCGAGGTCTTAGAAGGTTTCTTACGCAACGATACATTGTCTCAGGTTGCGCCTGCAACCAATCAGTATTATGTACCATCTCTAGTTACAACAGGATACAGCTTCTATATGATTAGCCGATTAACTTGTTTTAATGGCGCTACAAGATTGGGTGATGCTGAGAAGGTTGCGAATGCTAGGTTGTATATGCTATTGGATTCAAACCTTACTTCACCAACAACAAAGTATCCTTCTTATACCATTGACGGAGATATAATTACAGTATACCCTGATACCATTAATGGTGTATCATCATTAAAGTGCTCATACTTTAGATTACCTTTAGACCCTAAGTGGACTTATGTAAATTTAATATCTAATGGAGAGCCATCATTCGACCCATCACAGCCTGACTACCAAGACTTTGAGCTTCCATTTGAGGATGAATATAAATTGGTAATGAAAATACTTCAGTACTGTGGTATGTCAATTAGAGAGATTCAAGTTGCGCAGTATGGTATACAGCAAGAGCAGTCTGAGAACCCTGCATTTAGCAATCAACAATAATAGACTATGGCATATATTTCACAATATCAGTACTACGAGAATGGAGGCAATGCGCCTGAGGATGCCAATTGGGGGTCTTATCAGTATGTAAGCCTGCATCAGATTGTCAACAATTTTTTGTTAATGTACACAGGTAACCACTCATTGGTTAACAACGAGGAGCGCTACAAGATTCTATTTCATGCTAAGCGTGCAATTCAGGAATTGAATTACGATGCGTTTAAAGAGGTTAAAGTTCTTCAGCTGACCATCTGTGACCAACTGCGCTTTGTTTTGCCTTCAGACTATGTTAATTGGGTCCGTATCTCATTGTATAAGGACGGGTATATTAGACCAATGACTGAGAACATTCAAGTTCAGTCATCAAGGGCATACCTGCAAGACAATGATTGCAGGATTTTATTTGACCAAGATGGAAATGCATTACAGCCTGAGTTCTCTGAGCTTGATTGGGACAGAATTAAAGGAACTCAAAAGAGCATCTACCTAAATCCGGGCAATCCATTTAATGGTGAGTATGGATGGAACTATGACGGCATGTGGTTCTTTGAGAGAGGTATTGGTGACCGATATGGTCTAAATACTGAGACAGCTAACGCAAATCCAACATTTACCATTGATAAGAAGGCAGGAGTTATTAACTTTAGCTCTTTTATGTCGGGTGAGTCTGTTATCCTTGAGTACGTATCTGATGGTATGGAGAATGGTGATGACAGCTTGGTTACTGTAAATAAGCTATTTGAGAAGTATGTCTATGCATACATTATGTATGAGATACTTAACTCAAAACTTGGTGTACAAGAGTATGTTGTGCTTCGTGCACGCAAAGAAAAGACATCTCTTTTACGCAATGCCAAGATTAGAATCAGTAACATTCACCCGGGCAGATTGCTAATGAACCTACGTGGTCAGAATAAATGGGTAAAGTAACATGGCAAAACTTACTAGAAATTTTAACAAGGGTGTGATGAACAAAGTCGTTGATGAACGACTTATACCCGATGGCCAATATATTGATGCACTCAATGTACGTATGGGGTCCACTGAACAGAAAAGTATCGGTGCGATTGAGAATACGAAAGGTAATTTAAAATTAACCACCTTAGTCTATATTAATGGAACTCCACTCAGTAATGAGGCCCGTACAATTGGTGCATTTGAGGATGGTGCTAATGAGACTCTATATTGGTTTGTTCATGACCCTAATTTTTCTGTAGGTTCAACAGGAAAGCTTGACCTTATCGTATCATTCAATGTGCTAACAGACATACTAACGTATCACGTTATTAGCATTGATGATGGGGATGGTATAAATACTACCTTAAATTTCAATCCTAAGTATGTAATTACGGGCGTAAATAAGATTGATGACTTGTTGTCTTGGACGGATGACTATAACCCGCCTAGGTTTATTAATGTAACCGAGAACTATCCAAACCCATCTCCTAGCAACATTGACTACTATGTAGCACTACCGCCTGCTCCACTTGCGCCACATCCTGAGATTTTATTAGAAAGGCTTCAAGTTATTAAAAAACCACCTGTTGAGTCTCCTGAGATTCAGCTTACAAATATACCGGGGCAGGAAAACTTTTTGAGTGAACGATTTATTTGTTTTGCTTATAGATATCGCTATGCTGACAATCAGTACTCTGCAATATCTCAGTTTAGTGAGCCTGCATTTATACCAAACCCATTTGAGTTTAGCAATGACAGCTACCTTAATAATGGTATGGTTAATGCCTTTAACAATGCTATCATAACCTATAATACAGGCGGGCCATTGGTTGTCGGAGTTGACCTCCTATTCAAAGAGATGGAGAGCAATGTAATCAGGGTAATTGAGAAGCTTAATAAGTCAGAGCTTGGTCTATCAGACAATACTAACTATACATATAATTTTAGTAACAGCAAGATATTTACCGTTCTTCCCGAGTCTGAGATACTTCGTCTTTATGACAATGTGCCTCTATTAGCTAAAGCTCAGACAGTTATGGGCAACCGTCTAATGTATGGTAACTACCTAGAGGGATATGACCTAATTGACAAGAATGGATATCCTGTAAAATTTGAGTATGCTACTAATCTCCAATCACAAGCTATAGGTCTAAATACCTTAAATAACTCTAAATCTTCAGGTACTTATAGCGTAAATGGAACTGCTACAATCTTAAATAGTGTTTTAAATGTTGATTTAACGGGAATAGATTTAATTGCGGGCTCTGCAATTACAATAACTTTTGGTTTGAATCATAATTCATTTACCGGAAGCACACCTTATCCTTCACAGACAAATAATAATGTTGATTTCTCATTTACATATTATTTGCCTACAACATTTGCCACAGTATTTGACATGGTGTCAGACTCATCATTTCAAGATGCGATTGGGACTCTAGCTAATGTTCAGTCAATGGCAAACGCATGCTTGGGTACAACACTTTCAGATGTATTTAACTGTGCAATGATTCAAAACTTAAATACTTACATCAAGTATACAAGTGGTATTAACACAGCAAACCTATTGGCATCTGCAACATCAAGCGGTAATATCATATCTTTTCAGTTCCCTGCAGTTGCTTATGTAGATAACGTAACAACTCCTACGTATACTGCATATGAGTATATGGAGATTAGTTCTGCAGAATGTTTTTTTCAGACAATATCTCAGAATCAGAGCTTGCATAGTAATCGAGACTATGAGATTGGTATTGTGTATATGGATGACTTTAATCGTTCTACTACTGCATTGGTAAGCCAATACAATACTGAGCACGTACCTTGCGGCAACTCAGATACTAAGAATGAGATATTTGTAACAATACCTGTTTCGCAGATTGCACCATATTGGGCAACTCGATATAAGTTTGTTATTAAGGCCGATAGAGATAATTATGACACCATATTTAGCAATACATTCTTTATAGACCCTGAGACAAATAATGGGTATTTTCTAATAGATGGAGAGAATGCTAGAAAGGTAAGCGCAGGAAGCAGATTAATTGTCAAGGCAGATAGCACAGGCTCAGTTGAGAACTGTGCATATGCAACTGTCCTTGAGGTTCAGTCTCAGGCTAGAGACTTCTTGACGATACCTAGCCCATCAAACCCTTCAACAAACATACCTATTCCTTCAGGGGTATACATGAAGATTAAGCCTAATGAATTTAGTGCTCAGTTTCAAGAGAACTCATATATAACTGAAGGCTTAATATCAGAGACTGTACCTTATCAATTTTCAGGTGGTGCTCCTTCTGTAAGGTATCCAATGAGTCTTGAGGACCCTACTAACCCCGGATTTTACATTGACTATGATATACCTCAGGGTAGCACCATAAGAATGAAAATGAAGTTTCAGAGGGGTAAGGAAGGAAACAATGACCAAAACTGTGAAGCTCGTATATATACGTTAGAGAAGACGTTGACGTCTCAGGGTAACTATACTAGCATGTATCAGTGGTTTGTTTCAGATAATATAGCCTCTGTACTAGACGATGGTGCTCCTTATGTAGGTGGCACAGGAAACTGTGGTATTGGAAATACTTTCTATAGCACTTTATTGACAGGAACGTCAACTACTCCTTCAGGCACACTACCAAGTGGTTTTGCTACACCAACTACATGTGTAAACTACTATCAGTTCTTTAGAAATACGCTAAGCAATGAGCTATCGTTATATATCTCAGGAACACCTGTGTGTGGATTTAAAAACTCATCAATTGAGGTTACATTCGAGGTATATAGAGCTAATAGCTTATTTGTTTTTGAGACAGAGCCATCAGATACTTTGCCTGATGTATTCTTTGAGAATGAGCTTTCATTTGAGATTAACTCACTAGGAGAGCACCAAGGGAATGTAATGAATCAAAACTTTGGCACAGGCTCTCCTGCTGTCATCAACACAGGATTCTTTAACTGCTATGCATTTGGTAATGGTGTTGAGAGCTACAAGACTAGAGACTCAATACTTGGAAACTTCATTTCACTTGGCAACAGGGTAACTACTATTTCTGCTGAAGACTATCAGGCCATTAGAAGGGCAGCTGATATTACCTACAGCGGTATATACAACAATGAGAGCAATGTAAATAAGCTTAATGAGTTCAACCTTGGTCTATTAAACTTTAAGCAGCTAGAGCGCTCGTTTGGACCTATCTATATTATGGATGCCCGTCAGACTGATGTACTTGTATTGCAAGAAGATAAGATTTCATATGTGCTTGCAGATAAGAACTTGTTATCTGATGCGGGAGCCGGTGGAGCATTGACATCAGTACCTCAGGTACTAGGAACTCAGATTGCTAAGGCAGAGAAGTATGGTATCTCATTCAACCCTGAGAGCTACATTCAGTGGGGTCAAGACAGATACTTTACTGACGTTAAGCGCGGAGCTGTACTCAATATAAAGGACAATGAGACAGGTATGAGTCAGCTTGAGGTCATCTCAAACGCAGGCATGAGCACTTGGTTTAGGGACTTATTCATTAATGACTTTGACACCCAAAAGCTTGGCGCATATGACCCATATTCAAAGGAGTATGTACTTAGCTCAAATAACATAAAAATACCAACTGTAGACGAGTGTATCTCCTGTGGTTTCACACAAGAGTTTATATTTACACAAAGCAAAACAGGATTTGAGTACTGCGTAAATGTAGGTCAGCTTGTTGGTGATGTTGAGATTGAGTATAATGTTACTTCAATACAGCCTGATGTAGAGTTTGAAATTTCAGCAGACTACAATGGGACTTCTTATACAACAGGTTTTACTCAGTTTAGTGGAACTTTAACTGTTGATAAAGACAGCAATGCAGAAGATGTAGTTACTGTTAATGTCGAGACAACAGGAGCTGTCGTAATTGAGATTACGGTAAACTGCCCTACTGCAAATACATTGACAGTTGTTGAGGTTGTATTGACTTCAAACTATCAGGCAGGTCAGAGCATATTTAGTCAGTGGAGATATACTGATGGAGCGTTTGTTGGCTCCCTTCAAAATGCGCCTGTTACCTTTGCTGCGGGAGTCAATCCTGTAGTATCAAGATTTAACTCTGTATCAGGTTTTCAGGGCGCGTCAAATATACCAACTAATGGCAGTACTGTAAGGATGGCTACAAATAAGTCATTCCCTGCGACATTTGACTTTAACTCGTCTCAAAACAAGTTTAGATACCTACGCACGAATACAGTTTATAATAACAACACTGCAGGCATTAATGCATTAATTGCTGCATCATCTGCAGGAACTACATCAGGGAGTGGAACATACTACTACTCTGATGTCTCTGCAGGTACATCCGGTAATTACTTATACCTCATTTGGGACCTGCGAAGCAAATATGAACTTAATCTATGTTGGTCAGCAGACCCACTTGATATTGACTACGTGTGCTGTGATTGCGACCCATGCTCA